GGGGGTTCGAATCCCCCTCTCTCCGCCAGTTCTTCACTCAAGGGTAAATAAATCAATTACATACAACAAAGTAAACGAGTTGCACTCGTTGTTTATTGTCTTATGCTTCCGTGGATTCTCTGTAAATCCGTGGTTTCAGTGATGTTTGCGCGACAAAATGTGGGACGCGCGACAAAGCCGAGCAAGGTGGCCAGTGTCCTCACCTTGCTGGACGCGTAGCCCTTTCCCATTCAGCTTCCATCTGCGCCGGGCTCTTCGTGAGCTTTGTGCCCATCAGAAATGCCCATAGCCGTAGAGCAATGACCTTGGTCTGCAGCTTTCGGTTTGCGGAGTACCTCCACTCATAAATGGCGTACTCTCGGGCTTCATCAGCCGCGATCATGGTGTGGATAATGTCAACCCACCTTTGTCCGGAGTAACGCCTGCTGGCCGTTATTTGACTCTCAATCCTATTGTGTTCGGCCACAAACCGAGCTGCTTCCTGGTCCGCCCTGGTTGCGCGTTCGATCGCCTCCTGATTTTCGTTTTGGTAGGCGCCATACAGGCGAAGTCCACCAAACAAGAGAGCCACAGCCACAACCATCATGAGGATGATTCGCTTCTTCATGCTCGCTCCTGGGCGGATGACCGCCCAGGCTATTTGAGCACAAAGAGCCCGCAGCTTACAGGCCGCCGCGCATGGCGCGGGCCACCACGGCGTCCACGCGGAAGCGTGAGGCGCGGCCGCGCACCAGGCGGCGCAGATACTGGCGCAGCGCCTTCGCCGTGCCAACATCCAGCCGCGGCGTGGATCCGCGCCACTCAGGAAGCGGCAGAGACGCCCGGCCGACGGCATCCGTCATGACCGGCATTGAATGCGCCTTCGCCACAGCCGCCACATAATCCGCCGGTGGCACAAGTGGCGCAGGTGCGGCCGCCTCACGGTACAGCAGCAGGCTCACGCCATGCGTGCGCAGTAGCATGACGCGGGTCACCAGCGCATGCCAGGGCTCGCTGCGGTCCAGGGCGGGAGCAAGCTCGGCCGCCAGGTCCGCTTCCAGGTGACCAATCTGCACCCGGCGAACCTCCGCCGGCAGATCCTCGCTGTCACCCTTGCGTCGGCGCGCGGGCGATGTGACCAGGGCAAACACCTGAATGGCGTTTCGGTCCCACTCATCGTTGGGGTTGTGCTTCAGCTCGACCAGCTCGAACTGGCGCATCTGGCCGATGGCGTCCTGGCGGCTGCTCCCGTCGGCGTTGGTGTGGGTGACGCCAACCACTTTGGCGTGGATTAGGCGATCATGCGGCGGCAGCAGCTTGCCCAGCAGGGCCTGCTCCACCGTCTGCTCGTCGCGCGTGCGTTGCTCAGGAGTGCGTGATGCCATTTTGTCTTTCCCTTTTACAGCGAATCCTCCCATCCCGTGCAGGCGATGTAGGCGCTTGAATTGGTGGCCACGTAGATACTGCTGGCATTGCCGCTGGCCAGCAGCAGTTCACCCTGCACGCGGCCATAAGACGCGCCGCCGGCATAGGGCGGGTTGGAAGTCGTGGAGGACGAACCAGTGGCGTTAGTGGCGCTGATGATGGACTCGACCGAGCTACCGCCCGGGGCGTAGGCCACAAAGCGGATAGAGGCCGCCGTGGGCGGAACAAAGCTGGTGCAAGCCACAGTCGAGTACGTTGGCGTGCTGTAGCTGCCCGTTCCACCGGAGGCAATCTGTGGCAACGCGGTCAGGTTGCTTCCGCTGGTGACCATGTACTGCACCTTGCGGCCCACCTGCAGGTAGGCCAGCGGATATTTAGTACTGGCATCGGTCCTGATCCATCCGACGCGAGCCTTGTAGGTGTAGGCGCCGGGCAGCGTGGGCGCCGTGGAGCTGGTCGAGATCAGACCGGCCACGTTCGTTCCATCGCTGATCACCCACAAGCTGTACCAGGTGCTGGCTGCCAGCGTGCCGGTATCCAGGCCGTTGGCTCCAGATGCGGCAGAGTTGATGGTCAGGCTGATGGCGCGCGCCACCATGTAGGCGTTGCTGCTCGTCTCCAGGATCAGCTCGTCGGCCGATACGGCAATGCTGGCGCTGCTTCCCGTGGCGCTGCTCTTCAAGTTCCGGAAGGCACCCACCACGCCGATCTGCGTAACCGCTCCCGGGGTTTGCCAGGCCAGGTTCGTACCGTCCGAATGCAGGTAACCGGCGGCCAACGCAGGCACCGCAGCGCCCTTGATGGCGCCCACAGTGGTAGCTGCCGATCCTGCCGTGCTGGTCACGTCGCCAGTCAACGCAGGAAGCTGTGTGGCTGCCAAGGGCGTCGTCTTCTGCATTACAGTGCTGACTGCGACGCCTGAGTCATATTGCGTGCAGTTGGTATCGGCGTAGGCTACCAGGTCGCCCGTGGTGGACGTGGCCGGTCCCGTGGAAATGGCTGCTCCAGTGCCTTTGACTGGGAGTCCGGGATCTTTCAGCGTACCCGCCGCATCAGCGAATACGGCAACATGCGCGTTCGCCGTGCCACTCGTCGGGCCGGTGGTCAGCCCCGCTCCCGAACCAGCCAGCGTGGCTGCGATGGGTTTACCGCTTCCATCGGTAGCGATCGCTTTGGCCGAAGTAGGAACAGCCCCACCGTTGATCTTCACCACGGTGGTAGCCGTGCTGCCAGCCGCGCTGGTCACATCACCGGAGAGCGCCGGCATCTGCGTGGCAGCCACGGCCGTGGCGGGCGTCATAAGGGTAGTGTCGCCGGGGATCGGCGTGCCATTCACGCTGGGCGCAGTAACGTCATCCTGGAAGGTCTGCGCCGCAGTGAAGGTGTTGGCATTGTCAGCGGTGATGATGGCCGGCCGATTATTCAGATCGTTCCAGCTTCCGCTGTAGGCCACGGCCGCCAGGCCGACGGGATCGTTCTCGGTAGCCGTGACCGGTGTGCATATGCTCAGGTCATAACCGAGCGCTCCGGTGAACTGGTAGAGCGCCGAGCTGATGAGGTTGTTGGAGCAATCGTAGAAGCTGACCCGGTAGTAGGTGTTGTCCGGAGTGATGGAATCGTTGCCGTACACCTGCAGCTCAAATGACTGGCCGGGCAGGCTGGTGTACTTCGGATTCACAATGATGCCGGTGCCACTCAGGCATGGCGGGTTTCCTCCGAAGTTGACCAGCTCGACGACGATGTAGCCGTTGCCGATTCCGGTGATGGCTTCAAAGTTCCCGCTGATTGTGACCAGGCTGGCACCACCTGGAGGCGTAAAGATGGATAGAGGCATGGCTTCCTTAGCTGCTGGGGGTCAGGGTGGAGATGTCCACCGTGCCGCTGCCGGTGAGGATGTACTTGCACTGAGCCAAGAGATTCCCGACGCTGTCGTAGAAAGAGAACAGATACCAGGTACCGCTGGGCGTGATGGCATCATTGCCAAACAGCACAATTGAGAACGATCCCGACACCAGAGACATTAGGGTGGGATTGACGATCACTCCGGTACCCGGGACTCGCGCAATTCCCGTGTAGCCCTGCAGCTGCACAGCGACGCGCCCCAACGAGGCTCCGGTGATGGATTCAAAGTTTCCGGTAACGGTCAGCATGTTCCCTCTTAGGTGATAGTGCTGTTGGCGAAGATCGGCTCGGATTTGGCAAGTTGCACCAACAGAGCGGAAAGGCTCATACCGGTGGTTGCTCCCCAGCTCGTGTAGGCATCGGTGACGGCTTGCGGCAACGCCGAGGTGTCGTAGATCTGCGGTAGCACCAGCACCCGGCTATCCTGCGCCGCTGCCTCGGCCTGGTGCGGATCGCAGAGCATCAGCACCAGCGCCCACCCATCCGTTGTTCCCGGATGAGTGGGGCATAGGTATTGGCCGCCATAGGCAGAGCACACCGGTACCTGGATGCCGAGCGTGCCGTCGGTAGCGAATTGAGAGAGGAACCAGCGTGCTTGCATGACGCTCCCTAGCAGACGCTAATCATGTTGTGGATGAGCAGCGGCGTGCCACTGACCAGCCAGTAGTTGTGGTCACCATCGGCCAGTGCGTCCACGGTAATCAGGACCTTCTGGCTGGTGCTGGTGGCCATGGTGGCTCCACTGGCGCGAAAGGCTGGCTTCCACTGCTCTTCGTGGTAGATGGATTCGCAGGGGCTTACCTGGTGGCCGTCCACCACGCGCCAGGCTGGGCAACTGACAACGCCCACCTGGACGACCTTGCGGTACACATCCTGCTTGGCGGTAAAGTCGAAGCCCTTCAGCAGATCTCCGGCCTGCACCTGGCTGGCTGGAATCTGTCCTTTGCCCTGCACCTCCACCAGCTCGCTGGCTTCGGGGCAGGTGTTACCTCCTCCGCCGGTTCCGCCGCCGGTGCCGCTGTTGCTCGCGGCGAGGGTGGTAAAGCTGATGACGCCCACCGGGTAGCGTCCGTCAAGGGCCATTTGCGCGGCCATGACGGCGCTGGGGGTGGTCGGAGGCGGAGTGCCATTGGTTTGGCCCAGCACGCCGGTTGCCGACGAGGCGTACCAATAGCTGTAGTAGGTAGTGCTGGCAGACAAGCCGGTGTAGCTGACGCTGCCCGCGGGGATGCTCAGCGTGGATCCATCGGGACGCAACATGCTCTGCGCCGCCCAGGAGAAAACGCAACTGTTATTTGTGACGGTGTAGGGGATGGTGAGCGGCTGCACTTGCAGAGTGCTCCCCTGATTGTTCAGCACGGTGCTGACGAAGTTGCTGTAGGCGGTGCCCACCGTGATGGGACCCACATCCACCGCCGAGCTGGTGGCGCCGCCGGCGTGCGCGGCAATTACTTGCACGTTGTACGCCTGCCCGGCCACCACGTTGCCGATGAACACGCTGGTGGTGTTGCCAGGAAGCGGTGGGAGTGCGGTCCACGCCGTATCGCCGTTCTTCTGGTAGTACACGTAGAGGTAGCCACCGCTGGTTACAAAGCTGTCGGCCGGCGGCGTCCATGTGGCCAGGATGCGCGGGGTCACCGTGCCATCCAGCGCCGTGACGGCTGTCGTGTTGTCCGACTCCAGCAACAGGTTGGTCACCGGAGAAACGGTCATGGGCGTCAGCAACGTTGGACTGTCACTGTTGGTCATGGTGCGCTCTTCGGACGAGTCCCACGAATATATATCCGGCGAGGCCTCCTGCAGGTCCAGCTCCCACAGCAACTGCGGCGGCTGGTTATCCTCGATCTGGACGATGTGGCGTAGCTCGACGATCTCGAAGAGCTTATTGCTCCAGCCAAACTGGGGCAACGTCAGGCCGACCACATCGTTCGGAGCATTCTGCAGCGCCTTGGCATTCACGCGGATGGTGCCGCTCCACAGCTTGCGGCTGCGCAGCAGGTAGATCTTCATCAGGCGCTGCGTTTGGGCGCAGCTCTGCACGAACTGGTAGCTGCGGTCCTGGTACACCTTGACGCCGCCGTCGGCCGCCAGGTTGGCATCCGAGGCGTAGCCATGGAGAGCATCCTGCGCGTATTCGGGAGCATCGGTGGGCTGATATTGGCCATCGAAGATGTTGGTATCGCGGTGGTTCTTGTCGTAGCCCACCACGTTGTACGGGTAGCTGGGGCAGATGTACTTGGCCCGCACCGCGTTGCAGTAGTCGCGGAACTTCTTCTGCTTGAAGTTGATCTTGCCGACAATGTCGCCGAGGCCATAGGTGATGCCGGAGCTGCCGTACCAGGCGCCGGGGAATATCTTGATCTGTCCGTTCCACTTACCGATACGCCCGGCACAGGCTTCCAGGAGCTGCTGCAGCGAGTCGCCAGGTGCGGCAGCCCAGTCAATGATGCCGTTGATCGTGTACTGCTTTTCGGTTAACGCGCTGCCCAGCACCCCGGCCGTCCACATGATCTGGTTGTCGTAGGTGATCTCGCCCTGCACGGTCTTCCAGTTGGGGGTTGATCCACCGGTTTTTGCCTGCGCATCTACTCCAGTGTTGAAGTAACCAATCACCGTCTGCTGGCGGCCGTTACTGTCGACGATGGTCTGGCCGATGGTGAAATAACTTCCGGCGGCCCAGCTCCCCAGCTTTCCTGTGGCCAGCATAACCGGCTGGTCACAGATGTTGGCCGCGGCGATGAGCTGTTGGATGTCAATCTCATCCCAGGTGTAGCGCAGGCCGTAGTCTTTGTTGACCAGGAAGTCAGCGATGATCAGCGCGGCATTGTCCGTCCAGGCGCAGTACGCCGAGTTCGGCGTGTAGCTGCTGCTCAGGGTAGGCGTAGCTCCGCCGGCGAACTGCGGATCGAGGCGCGGGTCGTAGATGTCATTCTTACCTTTAACCGCCGCTTTGATCTGCGGGATCTGGGAGAACATGTTTGGGTTGCTGGATGCGGCCACTGCGGTGGCACATATCCCATTAAGCGTTGCGCTGGCGGTCCATTTACTCTCCCCGGTGAAGTTGTAGTCTCCGCCAGGAGGGGGACATCCCTCCCCAAGTTGGCTGATCCAGAACCCGGCGTACGGGCCAAGGGTGGACCAACACGCGAGATGATAGTTCCCGCTGCCACCACCGAAGTTATAGGTGTTCCCTGCCGGGTCGATGTGATTCGCCCCGTCGTCGTAGCCTTGGGCGCCGGCTACAGCGTTGTGCCCCTGGCCGTAAAAATAAATTTCCCTGCCGTCGGTGTATAGGAAGCTGACCTCCTGGCAGGGATGCGATGCCCAGGCAATCACCTGGTAGATGACATTGCCGTTGATGACTCCGTTGCCATTGCTGAGGAAGATGACGGTGCCATTGGCGCGCGTCTGGCCGCAGATGGTCTGGCGATTCCCAGCGGAGTTTTTCACGCTCATGGCGGTGCTGGCGCCGCCGCCTTCCATGGCACGGGCAATTGAGGAGAAGAGCATTCCGCCGCCCATCATCCCCATGGCCATCGCCGTGGAGCTGACCTGACCGGCAGTCATCGTGATAAGGCCGCCCATTGCGAACAGACCGCCGCCTCCGGTGACGACGGTCATGGCGATGGCACCGGCGATCAGGGCCGCATCGGCCGCGTATTGAATGACTTTTCCCATGCTTTTACCCGATGTGCCACGCCCGGTGGCATCGTGAAATGTTGACTAACGTCAGCTCATCGTCGCCTGTGAACCATGCCCGCTTGCCATCGAGGCCGACCGCGCCGAGCGAGAACGAGCCATCGGCGAGCTGCAGGCTCACCACGTCACCGCGCTGCGCGTGGGCCACGCCCGGAAGCGCCGCCAGAAACTCATGCTTGCGGCAGGCGTCGTCCATGCAGTCTTCGACGGTGCTACCGCCCGTCACCTTGGCAATCAGTGCCAGGGCCTCGTGAGCCGTAGAGTAGAGGCCGCGATATTCGGTGGCCACGTCCACGCCGCTGGTGGCCAGGATGGCATCGGCGGCAAACAGTGAACAGTCATGCGCGCCGTATTTGAACGGCGAGCTCATGCGCGATTCAATCAGCGATTCCAGTGCAATTTCCCAGTGAGATGTGCGAGGCATTTAGGTCTTCCAGACGATGGATTGGTCCATGTTGTAGCTGGTCCACTCAAGGCCGGTGTCGTTGGGGTAACGGGCTTTCTGGTCCTGGTCGGTATAGCGTCCGCCGCGGCTGCGGTTCAGTTCCACCATCTTGTCCTCCACGTCAATGCTGATGGTGCAGGTGTTGGTGTCCATGTCGATGGAGGGGGCATCCATGATGCCGCTGAACAGGCAGACGGGTGTGTCAATCACCAGGCCGCTCATGCTGGTGGCCTGCGGGTTGAGCAACGCCAGGTATATCTTGGCCCGGCTGGCTACGCTGATCTCCGACATGGCTTCCGGAAGCAGAGTTGGGTCGATGCCGGATAGCGTCATCGTGACGCCCTTGGCTTCGACGCTGGTTCCCTCGCTGATGGTGCTGACCTTGCCCAGGCTGCCCACACCCAAGTATGTGACGCCGTTGACGATGAGGCTGCCAATGCCGCACCAGACGTGATAGGTGCCATCGCCGAAGATCAGATCGAAGAGCAGGGCCGGATAGAGGACTGTCCCGGTGACCGCGGCGGCCTGGTTGGTGGTCAGATTGCGCGTAGTCATCGGGCCTCCGTCATCTTCCAGGAGAGTGGCACTATCTGGGTGTTGAACTCGGTCCAGGCGCGCTTGTTCTCCGCCAGGCGCCACAGCCCGTGGGTGTCACTGACAATCAGGAGCTGGCCATCGCCCGGCATCTCGCGGATGGCCGGCCAGATATTCAGCACGGCGTTTCCGTTGGCATCTGAGTTGACCGTCTTGGTCAGCCGGTGCAGGCGCACGCCGAGCTGAATGTAGTCACCGGCGAGCAGCAGGTTGCCGGTGTTTGGCGTCCAGCCCTTGGTGTGCAGTACGTAGAATGCAGGCAGGTTGTAGCCGGAGACGGTACCGTCCACCAGGGGTGTTCCCGCGGGGTTGCCAGCGGGAATGGCGTGCGTCGCGTCTCCCATGAGGAAAGTGTTCAGGATGCCCTGCAACGACATCAGCCAGGCGACCCAAGGATTGGAGATGGGGCGCTTCATGGGCGGCATGGAGACGTTGCAATTCCACCGTTCCGCCCCAGGCCACACCTGCATCTGCGTAGCCAGAGTAAAGGGCGACTGCACCTGGCTGACGCTATCGGTGATCTCCATGTCGAGCTGCTTCGGCGCTGGAGATTTTGGCATCGGAAGAATGTTCCAGCCATTGAAGCTGAGGGTGCAGGTCACGTTGGCAAACAGCGCGGTGTAGCTGGCGTTGTTAGTGGTCTGGTCTATGTTCAGGCAGAGCTGCAGCGTGGCGGCGTTGGCCGGGATCGTGACGGTCCCGGTGACGTACGTCCAGCCAGAGCCGGAGGCTACCGTGGTACCAGTTACCGTCGCGTAGCTCTGCACTCCCGAGGTGGAGGTGATAAGCACGGCCAGCGCGGCGTTCCAGGTGGAGCTGGTGGATGGGTGCCCGGCCAGGCCAGCCGTATTGATCCATCCGGAGATGGTCAGCGTGACGCCGGCCAGGGCGAGGAAGCTCTGGCTGGATGGCGTGTACTGCAAATACGCCTGCAAGGCCTGGGTAAAGCTCTGGCCGCTGACGCTCACAATCGAGCCACCGCTCCAGTTGACCGGCTTGTCCTGATATTGCGCGAGCATTAGAAGCCCCCTCGCTTACTCGATGGCATGCGGCGCGCACGCTCCTGTTGCGCCATGGCCGAGGACTGCACGGCCTGGTTGTGGGCCATGATCATCCCCTGGCGAACGCGCATATCCACCTCAGAGGCGTTGGTGCCGCGGGCGTCAATGTTGTAGGTAGAGCCGTCTTTGCTGCTTCCGAACGATCCGATCCGGTCATTCGGGATGATGGTTCCGGAGACGCCATGCGGGATGAAGAGTTCCGGGCCTTTCTCGCCTACCATGGAGATTCCGTACGGGTCAGGATCGCCACCGGCGGCGAAGCCGAAGAGGTGCTTGAGGCCGGAGAGGATGCCCCCACCCGCCTGGCCAAGGCCTCCTAGGCCAGACACCACGCTGACGAACATGGGTTTGAGAGGAGAGGAACCCTGCTTTCCCATACCGAAGGCGCTGGCCACGGCCGACTCGCCCTTTTTCAGTCCGGACTGGATCATGCTGGATCCAGCCTGCTCGAAGACCTTGTGGAAGCTGGTCTTTTTGCCCATCATGGCGTTGGCGATCTGGGCGTTGATGCCATTGACCGTGGTGCTCATGATGTTCTTCATCGTGGCCGCCGAGTTGTTAGCGTCGTTGGTGAACTCGGTGAAGAACTCATGGAAGCCGCGGCCGGCCGTCTGCATTGACTGGTTGTAGGTGTCCTGCGCGTGCTGCAGGCCAAAGGCATCCTGCGCCGTGGAGATGGCGCCGTTGGCCTTCTGCAACTGCTCGGTGTGACGTTCCTGCCAGACTTTGAGGTCACCATCAGAGCGGGCGCCTGGCGACTCGGCCGCGATACGGTCGCGGTTGGCCACCAGGATTGACATCATCTGGGTGAACTCAGAGGTATGTGCCGCGGTGAGCTGCTTGCTGGCCTCCGGTTGCGACAGGGCTCCGGTCTTCTGCCGGAACTCGATCCACTTGGCGGCGATCTCCCCGGTCTTTTTGACGTGCTCTTCCTGGTCCTTCGCTTCTTTTTCGTGGATGGAGGCCAGCCGGTCGTTCTCGGCGTTCAGCTTGTTATTGAAGCGGTTGAACTCCTCCAGGTCTTTGTGTTCCTCAGCCTCGTCTTCCTTGTAGGCCGCGGCGCGGAGCTTGGCGAACTCTCCACCTTGTCGCATTCCAGTGTCGGGGTTTTTAACTCCGTAGGCCCACTCTTCGTTACCAGGCCGGACAGACGGAAGCTGGAGGGCGCGATCGTAGCGCGCATTCGCATCAGCCAAGCCTTCCAGGATGATTCCGATGAGGCGCTTCTCCGCCTCATCGCCCTTGGTGGTGTCCTTCTTGTTGGCTGCGGCAGCCTGGTCAACCCCCTGGCGCTTCTTAAGATCACCGAGATCGAATTCCCCCAGGGCGTGCTGCAACTGCTGCTGGGCGGAGTAGTTGACGACGCTCAGCGCCTGAATGGTTTTCGAATAATCGGCTCCCGGCGTGGTGGAATTCGGGTTGTACTTCTTCTGCTCCAGCACAGCCTGGTTGTAGGGCATGTATCCGATATGATTCGGATCTCCGCTCTGGTATTCCTTGCGGTAGTCCTCAAACACCTTGGTCAGAGCCGTGCGCGCGTTTCCCGTGATCTCATTGAGTTGTTCCTGGCTGGAGCCATGGGACTTCGCCTCGACCAGCTCGTCACGAAAATGCTCGACGGTCTGTTCCATCCTGGAAGAGAAGTTGTCCCACCCACGAGATACGTCGGTAGTGGCACCCTGGCCAGTGATGAACCCCCAGGTGCTGCTAACAGACTGCTTGCGCAGCAGGTCGGATACCTTCTGGGCGGACTGTGAAAGTTTTTCTACCAGGGTATCGGCGCTGACGATTGCCTCGTCGATCGCATCCTTGATGGCGTTGTGCGGCTTGTGCTCCAGCTTGTCAATCGACTTCTGGATTGCGTCCTTCTGCACTTCCAGGGCGTCGTTGGCGTTGCGGATGGGAATCAGAACCTCGCCCATCTGCTTGGCCATTTCCCCGGCCTTTTTGCCGTGTTCGTCCCACGCCTCTTTCAGCTGCTTGACTTTCTCGGCAGCCTCGGCGATGACCTTGATGACGACGAAGATGGCAATGGCATCAAAGGCCGCGGACATGGCCTTGGAGACGCCGGGCAGCTCCGAGACAAACGTCCGAATGTGGCGCGGGACCGTGACGCCGAAGGCCTCACCGAAGAGACCCAGGGAGTGGTTGGACTCCTGAATCTCCTTCTGCGTCTCGCGCATGGCGGCCCGGGCGGAGGTCTTCATCTTCTCCAGCTCGGTTGTGACCTGGGAGGTATTGGCCCGGAGGTTTACGGATAGCGATGCGACGGCCATGGCCTAACCCTCCTTCACGGTGGTGCCTGGCGTTGCCAGGATGACGTTCATGATTTGCTGCGCAATCTTTTTGCGGGTGAGGCGGCGGGGGCGCTCGGCTGACTGGCGCCTCCACTGTGACGGCATGAAGAGTTGCGGACGGAGCGGCTTTTTGGGAGCTCCAAGGGAGAAGTTGGCGGTGGCGGCGCATGCCATCCCGTTCAGCAGCTCGGTGTGCTGCACCTGGTAGTGGTGGAAGCGGCGCAGCGCGGCGAACTGGCGGGGAGTGAGCGCCCAGAACTCCTCGGGCGACAGGTGAAAGCAGAAGCGTGCCTCAGCCAGCAGGAGCTGCCAGAGAACCTCGGGAGTTAGAGACTCTCTGGCGTCGCGGGGTTTTCCGGCGCTTCCTCCCGGATACCATCCACGCTATTTGCGCCGTAGTAGCACGCGGCCAGGGCGGTAGCCAGCTCGCCGAACATCGTGGGGAGCGGCATCAGGTCGCCAACCGCTTCGAGGGTCAGCTCAGGCTGTAGCTTGAGCAGCGCGGCAAAGAGCAGCGCGCGCAGCTTGCCGGCGTCGAGCTTCTGGAAGTCGATGGCCGTGAGCATGTTGATGCCGGAAAGATTTTCGGCGACGGCGATGGCATTGAAGTCATAGCAAAGGAAGTATTTCTTTCCCTTAAGCTCGATTTCAGTCTTGGGCAAGGTGGGGTCAAGTGCGGTATTCGCAACAGTCTTTTTGGACATGGGTATAAGGGTTGGGGGGTGAGCGCACCCCCCTGACGGTTAGCTGCCCGGAGTGACGGTGGGCGGAACGTTGATCTTGATCTTGGCGCTGAAATCCACGCCCTTGGTCTCGGCGATTTCGCCGAAGGGAGTGTATTCGGTGATGACGCCGGTGAAGGCGATCAGGTTCCCGCTGGTGGTCTGTCCGCCGAGCTTCGGGAGCTGCAGGGTGAAGTCATGCGAGCCACCGGCGGCGAAGGCGGTGGCAAGCGCCCCCTGCCCGGGATCGAGCGGCAGGAAGTTGCCTTCGACGTCGTATTCCCCGTAGTCGATGATGGTGGACCCGACCTCTGAGTTGGTGCTGTCCAGGTTGGTGGAGTCATAGGTGCCCATCTTGTAGCCGGAGGGTTTGATGCTCTTGACCTCGGCGACCTTGGTGAACGTCTCACCAGTGCCGCCGTTGCCGATGGACAGAATCGACCCTTTGCCGATGCCAGATTTCGAAGTCATGAGGATTCCTTTCAGGGGTTAGGTGTAGGCGAAGAACTGGAGTTCACGCCGGTAGAGCTGAGAATCGGAGAGGTAAAAGTCCTGCTCGTTCTCCGGCAGGATGAGCTGGATATTGTCGTCCGCATACCCATCGAGGGCGGCATGGACGGCATCCACGATGCTGCACAGCGTCAGGTACGTGTCGGCGAATACGTCGATGGTCACCCGGCTGCGCGTGCGCCAGGTGGCGTCCAGGCTGTAGCCATCGAGCGGGACGCTGGAAGTGATCGAGTAGGTGAGACAGGGAAACGTTGCGCCCGGTGGAATGGCCACCGGATAGATCCCGTTGTTCACCATGTCCGAAATCGCTGGAAGCGAATTGTTCACATTAATCGGAGGATGAGCCGCAAGGATGTCGCGGATGTTAGTGGCTTCCATTCTTTTCCGCCTCCTCCAGTCCTTCCTTCAGCTTGGCCGCAAAGGCCGCCAGCGCCGCATCCATGGATTCGTCGAACGCTGGAACCATGAACCTTTCTGGAGGCACGTGGCCGATGACCCGGCGGGACTTCTTCTTGCCGTGCGACTTTATGTCGTGGCCTTTTTCCAGCCACCAGGCCACGTAGGCCGTGAGGTCGGAGGGGCCGACGCGTACGATTCCGGAATTCCTCTCCGGGAAGAGCTTCACATCGCCGCCGATGTCCATCTTCAGGGCGCCCGGCGGCAGTGAGTTGCCGCCCTTCACATCGTCGGTCCGCTCCGGAGCGCGTTCGATGACGGCGTTCTTGAGGACCAGGCCGCCGGCGGCGAGCGCCTCGCGGAGGATCACGCGCGCCAGCTTTCCCTGGAACGCGCTGAGGCGCTCATCCAGGTTGTCATCCACGTCGAACTGGATCACGTCATTGGCCATGGCTATTCCTCGTCGTTCACGACGTAGGCCAAGAACATCAGCTCACGGTCGCGCTGCTCCACGTTGATGATCGCCTGGATGACATACACCTGGCTGTTGAACACAATCTGGTCCTGGACCGCGATCTTGGTGGTCGGGTTGCCCTCGGCATCCACCCCGGTAGCCACCAGGTGCGGGTAGCGGATCGTGATCTGGTAGGTGTTCTTGTTGATGAATACGTCTGACTGATATTGCAACTGCCCGCGCAGGATCTCGATCTTGGCCCGCGTGGTGAGGTACGTCGTCCAGGTATCGGCTGGTTGGCCTGCGGCGTCCTGCTGGCTGTTGCGCGACTGGAACTGCACGAGGTGGCGGAACTCGCCCGCCGGAGTCGGTCGAAACATGGATCAATACAGTCCGAAGGGTTGGACCGCCTCCGTATCCAGCAGGTTGCACACGCCCAGCGGCAGCTCAGTGGCGCCGGAAACGCCGAGCATGAAGTTCTCGCGGTTGGAATACCAGGCAGCCACCGTGAGGCGCAGGGCCTGCATGATGGTGTCCGGAACGCTGCCGCCATCCGCGTATCCGGCGGTGAAGGTGACTTGCACGGCGTTGGCCATCGGCGCCGTTTGCGGCCAGCACCCAGCCGCGGGCGACGGCAGTACGCGCCCCGGCTCGGAGAGCAGGTCCACCTGGTAGAGCGATGGATCCAGAGTCGTGAGCGTGCCGGAGGTGTCTGCCATGTACTTGATGGAGTCCACCGAGATCAGCGGGCACTTGGGAATCCGGATGGTCTGCGAGTCGTTGCTGCGCCATGAGTTGAAGTTGTAATTGCCGAGCGCGTCGAAATCAGAGCGAGCGGGAGCCGACTCGCCCACCCGGAAGGCAGGAAAGAAGTCGCGCGCCAGCATCCACTGCTGCGGAAGCAGGCAGCGGCCTGTGTAGTTCTCAATGTAGGAGCGGGCGGAGGCGATCATGCTCTGAATCAGGGCGTCGTCTGCCGTGTAGGACTCATCCAGGGCGAGGTGCGACTTCATGGTTCCGAAGTCCACCGGCTCCTGCTCGGGCGGCACAAGCCGTTTGAGCGCAAACTGCATGGCTACCTCCCGCGCTTTTTGTTTTTGGGCTTCACCGCGCGCTCAGGAGTACGCGGCTGCGGGCGCCCCGGCCGGCGTACAGCGGCCGGCTGCGGACGTTCCAGCCTGGTAGTCTCCGGGACTTGCATGGGCGCCTCCACGGCCTCCGGAGATGCGATTCCAGAGGCACACCATCCCCGGGCCACGTCGTCACGCACTTCGACGATCATGCCGGGGTCGAGGTTGAATATCCGGGAGGAGCCAGCGACGTAATCGCCGCTCCCCCCGATGGATTTGAGTATTTTGACCAGCATGTGAGCTCCAAGAGCGGGCGGACCTCACGATCCGCCCGCATCCGGTTAAGCAGCCGGGTGCTTGAAGGTTTTGATCGGGTTGGTACCCGCATCCACCATCTGGCCATCCGAGCGCAGGAAGCCGACGAAGGCGGTCTCGTTGTTGAGCGCGTACAGCTCATTGAGCCGCAGGATCACCATCGAGCCAGCCACGTCACGGATGATGTACTTCTTGAAGTTGCCGAAGGCCATCGAGAGGGCGTTGGCGGCCGGAGTCGCCATGTCCTGGTTGATGACATAGGGCTTGCCGGCGATGGTGTCCGGCTCCTCGCCATTGAGGCCGGGGCCAAAGAGCGGACGGCCGTAGTTGTCCTTGATCTTGCGGATCACTTCCAGGGTCTGGTCGTGGAACATGAACGTGCTGTCCACGCGGTACGCGGGGTCCACCGAGTGGATCAGGTTGATCAGATCGTCGTAGATGAAGCTGCTGACCTCGCCGGCGGCTCCGGTGGCGCCCACAGGGACCACGGTGACGAAACCGTTGGGGCCTCCGCCCGTGTTGATGGTGAACTCCTTGTTCTGGATGCGGCCGATACGCTCTTTGTAGCGGTCGCCGATCTCCGACTGCAGGTCGAACGCGGAGTCGTTTAGCAGTTCGTTGGGGACCCGGATCACATCGGTCGTGTAGGTGTAGGCATTGATCAGCTGCTGGCCGAAGGACTGGTCGTTCTCCACGGCCGGATTGCTGACGGCGTTGCCGCCGAGGCGACGTCCGCTCTTGGCCGTGTCGTTGGTGGTGGGCCAGGGCAACTGCGCGCCGGTGGCGGTGGTGATGATGCGGGCCACGGAGCGCATGCCGCCGAAGTACTTGAGGCCAACCTCCAGCTCCTTCTGGAAGCCGGTGGGGATGGTGTACAGACCGCCGGCGCCGGTGGTGTTATCCAGATCGCGGTATTCACTGCTGCGGATGTTGCCGCTGCTCAGCAGAGCGCGATCCTCTTCACTGATGCGGTTGAGGCCACGGCGCAGATAGCGGTCATAGGCCGAGCGGTACTTCTTCTCGCGCTCTTCCTTCGCCTTCTCGTCTTCGGAGGCAGCGGGGCCGGAGGGCTTGCCACCTTCCATTTGGCGGGTTTCAGCCAGTTCGGCTTCGATGGCCTCGGCGCGTTCGAGGCGCTCGACCTCGGACTTCATGCTGTCAACGTCGACCATGATCTTGTCGAACTGGGCATTGACTTCCGCCGACATGCGGCCTTCGGCCGGGATGAGGGCCTGAGCCTGGGCAAACAGCTTGGCGCGCTCCTGACGGAGCTGCAGACTACGCTTCATAAAATTTCTCCTGTTGTTTTTTTGTGTAGCTGGCCATCCACTCGGCGGGAGCGGTTGGAGTACTGCGCCCATGGAGCGCGCGTGCGCCACCACGGGGCTTACGAAATGGTGTGGGGTTGGCTAGAACTCCCGCGCAAGGCGCATACGGCAGCGCAGGGAGCGAAGGGCACATTCACAGTTGGGATCGTCGCACTGTTCGTTGGAGCACTCGGCGCAATCGCCGTCCTTGCATTCCGGGCAATCACAATCACAGCCCTCATTGCGCTTGCCGCGCTTGAGCCCGGCCGGGATAACTACCTTGCCGTCCGGGAAGGCAGAGCGCATGGAGACTTCGGTATCCGGGTAGGCCGGATACGTGACCGGCGATACATCGAAGAGCTCGGCCGACTTGACCGAGCGCACCGGCGTATCGTCCATCATGGCCCAGTCATCATCGAGGCAGTAGAATCCGAAGCTGCACTGGTCAATGTCGCCACGTTCGATACTGGTGGCAAGATCGCGTGCGTACTGCGTATCCGGCAGATCGCAGGCATAGTGCAGGCCGCGATCGTCCTCGTCCAGGGTGAGGGTTCCACTCTTGGTGCGGCCGAGGATCCTCGACTCGTTGTGGTTAAACAAACAGCGCACGTCCGGCTCATTCTTGAGGCAGCCGGTAAACGCTCCGGGCAGGATCTGCTCACGGAAGCCTCCCAGATCCTCGGAGAGCGAGTTGAAGACGGCCGCGTAGCCGTCAATGGTGATGGCACCGGAGTCTGCACGCTTGACGCGCAGCTCCCGGACGGGTACCTGGCGGAACTCGCGCTTCCGCTGCTCACTGTTCTTCTTCGTCGTCATGCTTCTCCTTGGCACGCGCTTCCCGCGCGGCGGCAATATCACGTCCGGCGGCCGACATGAGGCCGAGTACGCTGGTTTGCAGCTCTTCTTCCGCTTTGTCGGCATCCCACTGCTCCGAGCACACAAGCAAACGTTCTACCTGGCGCGCCAGCTCCGAAAGTGACTCATTCGGGACCACGGCAGGGCCACGAAGCGTGACCGATACCGACTCCAGGCACGGCCCAACGCAGGCCAGTAAACCAGCCTGATCGCGCTTGGAACGGTGCAGGAAGCGGCTCATTCCGTCGCTAAACAGCGGCAAATAGACCCGCGCCAGGCGGCTGGCCAGACTGTTCTGTTGCGGAATTGCCTGGTCGTCGTCCTTCTGTACCTGCGCGCCGAGCATGTTGGCGAGCGGCTGCATGTTGAGCTGGATCGAGGGCTGTGAGCCCACGCCTTCTTCGTAGGGGTTGTAGCCCTCTTCCTCACGCACCTCGTTCTGAGTGAGATAGCCGTTCTGGATGCCGCTCTGGTAGTAGCTCTGGCGGCTGGCGGCGTCGGGCCGCAGCAGATCCCGCACGTCAAAGCCAATCACATAGCGGCCAGCGCTGCGCCCAATGGTGGGAAAGAGTTTCCGCTGCAACTCCTGCTTCCAGCGGGTGAGCATGGGAGACAGCGTGTACTGCAGGACCTCGATGCCCTGCTGCTCCACGTTGGACTTGATGGCCTTGTCCAGGTCACCGGCCATGTGCGGCGGCACGCCAAACATGGCGCAGATCCGGCGATCCGACATCTGGTGCGTTTGCAGGAACTGCGCATCCTCCGGCGGGATAGAAAGCTGGGTGAGCTTCTGCCCGTTATCGAGGATGGCCAGGCGATGCTGGTTGGCACCCGACTGCTGCATCTCCCAGTCACTGCGCGCCCGGGCCTTGTCCTCCGGCTTCATCTTGTTGGGGACTTCCAGGGCGAGCTTCGGGGTGGCGAAGTTGCCAAAGAACCGAGCTCCAAACTTGTCCAGAGACAGGCCAGTCCCAAAGGCGCGCCGGGCGCAGGAGATTGGCGACATGCCAACCATGCCATCCAGCGATACATAGGGCAGGTAGATCATGTTCTCCTGCGAAATGTACTTAGTGGCGTGCTCGTGATTGTCCGATGTCTCGTATTCGAGGACGCCGGTCTTCTGCGAGCGCACCGGACGAGTTGCCCAGGCACCGCGGGGCCACATGGCCACGATGTTGCCAGCGCCATTGCGCTGCAGCTCAATGTAACCTGCGCCCCAGAGTAGCGTTTGCGCCGTGACGGACTGCTTGAGGACCATGGCCGACATCTCGGGATTCGGACTTAGCGTCAGCAGCGAATACAGCGGGTGCCGCTCCGCCAAAGTGATTCCGTCGGTGGTCTTCTGCTTGACCAGGAGCGGGAGTTTGCCGACCTGTTCGC